GTTCACAAACTGATGTTGATTCTATCAGAGATATTATTGGAGGTAAGTGGTAATTCCTCTTGACAAGTTAGTTCAGTTGTGTTATAAATACTCCTACATCGTTGATATCGTTCAATGACGGTTTGGACTTGGGGGCGGTACCCAACGTCTCCACCAAAGATACATCAGCTATCTTGATGGTAGTAGATCTGGTATCTTTTATATGGTGTGTCTTTGATGGGGACGAAATAGGATCGACAGGCTGGATGAGAATAGATGGAGATGTCGGTAAGGTACGACCGAAAATTAGTCCAAAATTGTAAATGCTAATATAAAAGTTTCTAATGACAACACTCCTTTTGAAGCAATGAAAGTTGCAGCCTAAGAAGTAGTCATTCGGGGTATGGACTCCACCCTGTAAAATAACGGGTCCATTTTTATTTGGAGAATAAAATGATAATAAAAAAAGTATTAGAGAAGGGACCAGGATTTATTATAGTAGAAGATTCCAGAGGTAAGATATTTAGAAGGAATGGTGGAACTGTTTCTTGGAGATGTAATAATCCTGGAAATTTAAAGAATGGTCCATTTACTCAGAATCTTAATTCTGTTGGTTCTGATCATATAGGTCATGCAGTTTTTCCAACTTATGATTTTGGAAAGCAAGCACAATATATGTTATTATTTTCTGATACATCAAAGTACTTTACTTTGACTCTTGAACAGGCTATTAAGAGATATGCTCCAGTTTCTGATGGCAATAAACCTGATGCATATATTAAATACTTAGCAGAAACTGTAGATATAAATAAAGATACAAAATTACAAGATTTAAGTGCTGGTCAGAGATCAGATTTATTAGAGTGTATGAAAATATATGAAGGTTATAAAAAAGGTACTATAACAGAGGTATAAAATGGAAAACACTGAGTATAAACCTGTCACCGGAAAAGCGATTTTAATATTACTAGGATTTATGATTGCATTTCCAATTATTGTATATCATTCTTTTTAAGGACTAAAAATAAATGGGGAAAGATCTTGTTCGTGAACATAAACATGTAATTGTTAGAGCATATGTAAATAATCCTCCCAAAGATAAAGAACAATTATCTGAATGGTGTAAGAATGTAATTTCTGATGTAGGAATGAAATTGATTGGTGGTCCATTAGTAGTATATTCTGATATGAAAGGAAATGAAGGATATACCGCAGTGGCTATATTAGATTTTTCACATTTAGCTATTCATACATGGGATAATATTTCACCTGCTTTAATCGAATTTGATCTTTTCTCTTGTAAAGATTTTGATATTAATCTTGTTATGAAACGTTTAGATGAATTTGAAATTAATTCATATTCTAATTTAATTGTTGATCGTGACGATTTTGATCATCAACAGATTGTGTGGAAGTAAGCTAAATAGAGATAGGCATAGGATATATGCCTATTGACACTACATCAGGTTTAGCGTATAGTGTCATTAATTCGCTCCCGATATCCCGTTCCATAAATATAGTAATATTCCAGAATAGCTCAATGGTAGAGCATTCGGCTGTTAACCGAATGGTTGTAGGTTCGAGTCCTACTTCTGGAGCCAAATTATTGGGAATTAGCTCAATTGGTTAGAGTGTTGGACTTTGAATCCAAAGGTTAAGAGTTCGAGTCTCTTATTCCCTACCAATACAAATAAACTATAAAGGAAAACAAATGGCAATTATTGATCGTTCCACTTACCTTTTAGGTGGAAAAACTGGTATTCTTCTTATTCATGGACTAGGAGGAACACCTGTAGAGATGAGATATATTGCACAAGGGTTAAATCGTGCAGGATATACTGTATATTGTTGTCAATTATCTGGTCACTGTGGTACCACACAAGACTTGATTGAAGCTAAATGGCAAGATTGGACATCTGATGTTGTTAAAGCACTTGATAGACTAAAGCATTGTTCTAAAATCTTTGTAGGTGGATTATCAGCAGGTTCATTACTTGCACTATACTTATCTGAACAATTATCAGATCGTATTGATGGAACATTACTTTATTCACCAACACTAGTATTAAATGGTTGGTCAATGCCATGGTATATGAAATTTTTACATTATCTTCGTCCTTCAATGCAATTTATTGAAGTTATGATGCCAGAAAGACATCCACATGGATTAAAAGATGAGCGTATTCGTAAAATGGTAGTAAGTTCTATGATGAATAATACTACTGATGCTGGAGTATTTGAAACTCCATTATCTACATTTACTCAGTTTAATTCTCTATCTGCATATATGAGGAAACGATTAAAAAATATTACTGTTCCTATTATGAGTTTTCATCCACGTGAAGATGATTTTTCTGATATCTCTAACTCATATGAAATTCTTAGGAAAGTAAAAGGAAAAGCAGAATTGGTTGTATTAGAGGACTCATATCACATTATCACTCTTGACAAACAACGCCAACTTGTAATAGATAAGAGTATCGAGTTCATTGAGAATGTTAAACAAGCAATGAATTCCAATACAATCAAGTTTAAGAAAAGGGTTTAATAATACAGTTATACACCCTGCCCCCACGCCAGTCTTCTAAACTGGTCCTTTAAGAGTGGGAAGGAAGGCACGAGGTTCGATTCCTCCAGGGTGTTCCATTTTTCTATATCTTTTTTCTCTTACTTTTTTACCTTTTGGATTATCTCTATTTTTAATGCGATAGGTTGAAGTTTGCGAGTGGCAATTAGGACAAAGTAATTTAGCATTTTCTAAAGTATTATTTGACCTATCGCCATCTATATGATCACACTCTAATGATATTGTTTTATTATTCCATTCGAATATTCCACACTCTAAACAATTACCGCCAGCATTACCATGTCGTCTTTTTCCTTGATTATTATAAGATGCTGCACAAGATTGATTACAAAATTTTGGATTTTTTGTAAATTTTCCGCATTGAAGACAAGTATTCATTTGACTTTCTCCTAAAAAAGTATTACATATATATATTATCACACTTGACAAATAACGTCATAAAAACTTTAGAAAAATGAGGTATACAATGAAAAAAATCCTATTGTCACTTTTAGCTTTAGTATTGATTCCATCAATGGCTTTAGCTAATCCTGTAGTATCTACAACAGGAAATGTTAAATATTTAGTAAGTGAAGTTGATGAAGAAACCCATTATATTGAAGTAGTTATTCCTCCAGGATTTAATGTTAATGCTAAACTAAAAGGAAATGTATTAACACTTACTGGTGTAAATAATATTTCTAATAAAAAAGTAGTATTTTCTAATTATAAATTTACATCTTTTGAATATAATTTCAAACTAAAAGCAAAAACTCAAGTAAGTAAACTATCATTAACAAATGGCATTTTGAAGATTTCAGTAATGACAGAACTTCCAGCAGATCAAAAGACAAAAACATTATCAATTGATTAAATAAGTTGGAGTTTATATAATGAGAGATCCAGCAAGAATTCATAGAATAATAAATAAACTTGAATTATTATGGAATAAACATCCTGATTTACGTTTAACACAACTTCTATGGATTCTTGCTAGATCAAATTACGTCTTCTTTTTTGTTGAGGATGATTATATTGAAAAAAGAATAGATAAATTCTTATTGAAAGATAAAATATCAGATGATTAATACTTATTCATTTGCCTTAGAAATAGAAAAAATACGCACTGTATATAATACAGATTATATAGATTCAATAATTAAATATTGTGAAGATAAAAACATTGAAATTGAATTAATTGCTACATATATTAATAGAGATCAAGTTTTAAAATCTAAGATTCGTATAGAGGCAGAAAACCTAAATAATCTTAAAAAAGGAGATAGGTTGCCACTATGAAAAAATTCAAAGATTTCTTACAAGAAGCAGATATTATTAAATTTCCAGGACCAAAGAAACCAGAAACTCCTAAAGGTCCACCTATACAAACTTTATCTAAAGAAGAAATCAAAGCACATGCAGATGAAGTAGAGAATAAAGTTAATTCTCTCATTAAGGCATCTGGTAAACATTTAGAAACACCTACATTAGTCAGTTCATATGGCACAGATAGAAGATCTCATCCAGATATATACACTCAATTACATGATCATATTTTTAGACCTTCAAATGAAATAGATTCAAATCCTGAAATTGCTGAGAAAAAGAAACAATTTGCTATACAACATTATAAAGCAAATAGAGATTCAATTCATAAAAATATAGATTCTACATTAGAAACATTAAATAGATCAAGAGAAAATGATTTAGATAATGTTCAAGGAAGAACACATGATGTTATGATTCGTAGAGCATACGATATACCTATGACTTCATTACAAAGAACACAGGAGAGATTAAAAACATTAGATGAATGATTTTGAATCATATAAGTTATATATATCATTAAAAAACCATTTTTCAAAACCGTCTTATAATTATTTTAAATATAATGGAAAAAGTAATTTAAAATATGAATCTTATTTGAAGAGAAAAGACAAAATCTTTTTTCAGAAGTTAGCTAAACATGAAGATGTACAAAATTTTTTATTATCTAATTTTTGTATTAATGATAAATTATGGATTAAAGATTTAGCATATTCAGAAGAATCTGAAAAAAATTATAAAGAATGGGTAAAGAGACAAAATTCTCTTTCTTATATTTTTAAGAATGATTTAGAAAAGTTAGATAATCCTTTTGATAGTAATTTTATAATAACAGATTCTTCTCATCCTAATTTATTAAAACTATATTTAAGAAAAGATATTTCAATAGAGACATTTTGTATTTTATTAGACTTATCTGGTGCTATTAAGCATTGGGATAATAAGTTACGATATGATCCTATTTGGGATGAAATTAGATTAAAAGTAATAAAGTATACACCATTTATAAAATATGATAAAGAGAAGATAAAAAAGATATGTGTTGACTATTTCAGTGACTTAGAGTAGACTAAATACTATTGGACGATATACGTGGTCCAATAAATGTAATAAGATTGTTATACAACGAAATACGGAGAATATACATGGTAGACTTTAATAAACTAAAATCAATGTCTGGTAAAAAAGGACTAGAGGCACTTACTGCTGAACTTAGTAAGATTAACAATCAAGAAAACCCTAAGAAGGGTGATGATCGTTTCTGGCAACCTACAGTAGATAAAGCTGGAAATGGTTATGCAGTAATTAGGTTTCTTCCTGCACCTGATGGTGAAGATATTCCCTTTGTTAGGATTTTTGATCATGGATTTCAGGGTCCAACTGGATTGTGGTACATTGAGAATTCATTGACTACAATTGGTAAACCTGATCCAGTATCTGAGTTTAATTCTAAACTATGGAATTCAACAACTTCTGATGATTCACCAGAACGTAAACAAGTTCGTAAACAGAAGCGTCGTCTTCATTATATTTCAAACATTTATGTACTTCAAGATCCTGGTAATCCAGACAATGAAGGTAAAGTATTTTTGTTTAAATATGGCAAGAAGATTTTTGATAAATTGAACGAAACAATGAATCCACAATTTGCTGATGAAGAAGCAGTAAATCCATTTGATTTATGGGCAGGAGCATCATTTAAGTTAAAGATTCGTAATGTTGATGGTTATCGTAATTATGATAAAT